CGGTGGGCAGGTCAAGCCGTATTCGGGCCGGAGGACGCTGGGGAACAACACCCCGGTATCGCCCGGTCAGAACGGCAATGGCAACCAGGCCAGGGAAGCAGAGCAGGGGCAGTTGCGTGATGCCGCTAACCGTTTCCGGTCATTGCGGGGGTTGGTCGAAAAAAACGACATGAAGACGCTCGAACGTCTGGGGCGTAACACTGCCGGTGATGCCACCGGTCAAGACCTCAATGCGATGATCAAGGAGCAAGGGTAATGGCAAATACGCAACCCCAGGAATCGTCGGTGAAGGCCCGCGCCAACGCCGCGAAAGAAGCGAAAGATAAGTCGGTAGCCACCAACGACAGTGCGGATATCGAACGCGCCCTGGATTGGGCAACGGCCCAATCTGAGGACGGTCATACCTGCCCTATCTGCGGTCATCGTCACATCCTCGAAGGGAAGGCGCAACCGGGCAAGCTACGCGATCACATGGCACGGACACACCTGTTCCGGGTGATTGCGGGGTTTGAGCGGGGGTCGCTGGACGACACGCCGCAGCAGTTGGAGAAAGCCGACAACGTCATCGAGGCATCCGGGGAACTGGAAGTTGTCAATGACGACGACTCTTTCGATGCGCTCTACGTCCCGGCAGTGATCAAGGAACGTGCAACCCGCGATGGTGGGGGCGTCCGATGGGTGGCTCCGCGCAACGTGGATCGCAACAAGGACATGGGTTGGGAACTCGTAAAGCGGGAGGAAGGTGAAGTCATACCGAACCTCAACAACAGCAGTGAGGACGACACGGTCCGCACCAACGAAATGGTGCTGATGCGTGCGCCCGCACAGTTGAGGGAACGTATCGACGGCATCCAGGCCCGCAAGAACGACAACCAACTATCTGCCCGCAAAGAGGACTTTGATCGCAAACTGGAAAGTCATGCCCGCAACGTCTACGACACGGCAGTCCGTCATGGTGCCGATGCCACTCAAGCGAGGAACCTTGCCAGGGCGGCGGAACGCGGGCTGAGTACCGGGTCTATTAATATTCGAGAGGGTAATAGATCGTAATGGCAATCATGCAACCGCATGGTCCCCTCCTCAAGTTGCATCAGTTTCGCAACGACGGTGGTGCAGCCGTCTTCCGGGGTGACCTTGTAGAAATGGATGTCGATGGCAAGATATCGGCAGCAGAAGCGGGCGACACGCAGTTGTATGGCGTGTCTTTGACCTACGTCGCTGCGTCTACTACGACCAACGTGCCTGTCGCGTGTGATCCCGATCAGTGGTTTGAGGGTGATCAAGACGGAACGGTTGCCGTGGTAAATATTGGCTCAAATTGTAATCACGACGTGGGCAGTGGGGGTTCAACAACCACCGGCAATTCGACGCACGTTGTCGATACTTCCAATATTGGTTCAGGTGCAGCGGGGTTGCGTATCATCGACCAAGTCCGGCAGCCAAACACGACTGATCCGGCAAACCCCACGATTTTCAATATCAACGAACACGCGTTCAAAACCACGACAGGGTTGCACGAATAATTAGGAGAAACTAACAATGCCAGCAATTAGCCTTACAGGCAATTTTAGTAACCTAACTACCTTGCGTGGGATCGACATGGTTATCCACCATGCTTACGATCAACGCGAGAAGATAGGGCGCGGTCTTTTCAACGTCCGCGAATCGACGCAGTACCAGGAAAACACGCAGACTGTCGGCGGCGTCGGCTTGATGCAGACGAAGCTGGAGGGGCAGTCTATCAACTACTCTTCGATGGTCGAAGGGCACAAGGGCACGTTCACCCATGTGGACTATGCTCTTGGTATGCGGGCCACCCGCGAAATGATGCGCGACGAACTCTACGGTGTGATGGAGGACATGGCGATTGAGTTGGCCTATTCCGCCAATGCTACCGAAGAGACCATTCTAGCGAATCACTTCAACAACGGGTTCTCGTCCTCCTACACCGGCCCGGACGGCATCGAATTGTTTGCCTCCAATCACGTCCGAGAAGACGGTGGCACGTTCCGCAACGAGCCCTCGTCCCAGGCGGACCTGTCGAAAACGTCCCTGGAAACCGGTCTTATCGACTTCCGCAAGGTCTTTGTCGATGGCGCGGGCAAGAAACTGGCGATCCGGCCCAAGTACCTCTTGGTACCCCCGGACACGCAGTTTACGGCCAGCCGTCTGCTCGATTCCAGTGGCAACCCCACGGTCAACTACGGTGGTTCCGGCGATTCGGAATCCGCGATCAACCCGATCAACGGGTTGGGCCTTCAGATGGTCGTATGGGACTACCTCACCGACACCAACGCGTGGTTCCTCCTCGCTGAGAAGGAAAACCACAAGATGGTCTGCTACACCCGTGAAGAGTTCTCGACTGACTATATCTATGACTTTGACACCAAAGACTACAAGATATCTGGTCAGTTTGCTCAGTCTTCCGGTTGGGGCGATGCGCGAGGTATCTACGGTTCGTCCGGCTCTAGCTAGACGATCACATCGATGGTGCGGTGCCTTTCGGGGTGCCGCACCACCGCCATTGTATTACCAGTAACCGAATAAGAGGACATCAGCATGGCGGCACCAACACCAGTAACTAAAAGCGAACAGTCCGGTCATAACGGATACACCATCTGGTTGGGTGAATGGGGAGGTACGGGCGAATTCACTGATAGCGTTGTAGTGGATTTAAGTAATCTAACGTCCTATACAAGTGCGCTGAAAATTGTCAAAGGATACATTGTCGCATCAGAAGGCATCAGTGCCAAGCTAGAACTTGAAAATGATGATGCGGATGTGCCTATTGCCATGCATCCTTTAGCCGCAACAGGACGCATTGACTTCGACTTTTCCGATACCCCAGGCGGTGGAGTCTTGCAAGCGACAGGCACCAGTATCGATGCTGATCTGATCTTGACCACCCTTTCGGCAGCGGACGGGGATACAGTCTTTATCTACGTGGAATGGAAGGCGTATTGATCCATGGCGAAGACACTTGGTGCGGTGATCAACGCAGCACTCAAGGATATCAAAGAGCCAGAGATCACCGAATTCACATCCACGAATATCCTTGAGCAAGCACTGATAGAAGAGGCGAATAACGCCAAGCGGGACATCCTCAGTCGCAAGCGTTTCAACTGGGGTTTGTCGCGTACTACGCTTACGACCTCCGACGACATCACCACCGGCACCGTCGCGGTGACGAACGGGTCTACGACGGTCACGTCGAAAGACGACGACGGCGTTGCTGCCAACAACTTTGGTTCGGTGGCGGCGGGTATGTATATCCGCGTGGGGTCCGACAAGGTCAGCTACAAGGTCACTGCCGTCGATACCGACGACAACCCTGACACCCTCACTATAGAGACCGCCTACGTAGGCACCACCAGTACCTCGGCGGAATACACGATCCTCAAGGACGAATACGGCCTTACTACGTCCGATCTGGACAACGTCCAGTTTGCGACCTTCAGTGACGGTCAGACGTGGTTTGGCAACAACCGGGGGTCGGGACCGAACAACGAGCTCGGCATCGTGGATATGCCCGAACTGCTGCGCGGGTCGGGTGGCGACCTCCACCGCAACACGTCCGGCAAACCCCAGGTCATGGCGCGGATCATTGCCGATAGCAGTGACCAACCGGTCTTCAAGCTATGGCCGTATCCCACAGACCAGTACGTGATCGACCTCTGGTATTCCACCAAGTACTCGGAGAACACCACTTTTTCCACCAACCTGTTCGGTGGCGATGCGCCCGATCTGGCGTACGACGCGGTGGAGTATCGCGTATGTGCGCGGGCGCAGAAGTGGGATAGGAACTACGTAGAGCAGCAGTATTGGATGCAACAGTATCAGCTAGCAATCATCAATTTGATTCGAGGTCCGACGACGATCACACCTAATGCCATGAGTGTAGCAACCTATCGGCGGTCCTACGGTGTTACCGTGCGGGCCGAATCGCAAGTGTACTTCGACACCAAACCCGCGTATCGCTAATGGCTGGATGGTTCGAGGAAGGTTACCAACGGTTCGGTGAGGGCATAGACCGGACGTTTGCCGTCGATAACCCGGACTTCCCAGAGGGTGCGATGTGGGATGCCGTCAACATCGTCTACGACGGTCCCTCGGATAACCCGGAAGCGATGGGTGGGTACCAGCAGTTAGGTGCTACGATTGGCGGTACGCCCGTCATTACGGGTCTCTTCGACTACAACGAGGGCACCCAACTGGTCGCTACTGCCGACGATGGCAAGGTCTACAAACGCACTACCGGCGACTTCGCCCAGGTCACCGACGGGACTGGTCTCAACACCACCGCTACTACGAGGTTTGGTGGGACGATGTTTTACGGCGACACCACCAATGCGGCTTTGTTGGTGCTGGCTAATGGGCAAGACGGAGTCAAGAAGTACAACGGGTCGGCATTGAGTGCGCTGGGCGGCAGTCCACCTACCGCCAGCCAGTTTCCTACCGCCTTTATGGGCAAGTTGTTTTTGGCGAAGGGCGACACCCTCTACTATTCGGTCACCAGCGACTGCGAAGATTGGACCGGCACCGGGTCTGGCAACATACAGATATACCGGGGTTTTGGTGGTGACATCACCGGCCTCTACGCCTTTGCGGGCAACCTGTTCATATTCAAGCGCACCAAGATTTTCCGCATGGCGATGGCGGCAACGATCAACGAGGTCAGCATCGAGATCGTATCGCCCAACATAGGCACGATATCACATCACTCGATCCAAGAAGCGGGACCGGAGGGTGGTGGGTATCTGATGTTTATGAGTGATTCGGGCGTCGAAGCGTTGATACCGACAGAGCGGGCCGGGTCGTTTGTCTCCCGTGATGCCTCGCAACCCATATCGGAACTCATACGTAAGCGCAACATGGCCTATGCTGACAACACTTTCTCCGTCTTCAACAACGAACGAAAAGAGTATTACGTCTGGGTACCGGCCACAGGCAAGAGTGTTCCGGCGTTTGCCTATATCGCCAACACCGCAAGGCGACGTAAGGCGGTGCGGTGGACCCGTGCGGACTTAGCCAACATGACGGCTGGGACGATGCTCAAGTCCAGTGGCGAGTACATACAGGTCGTTGGTAACAACGCCGGCCAAGTCTTTCAACTGCACTACGGCGACAGTCGATCCAATGCGGGGTATCGCAAGTATATCTACACCCGCGCCTACACGCAGGGCAGACCCAATTGGGTTAAGCAGTACGGTTGGGTATACGTCAGTGCCCTCGCCAAGGGCAACTACCAGATCACGGTGCGTCCGGTGATGGGGCGCGTAGGAATGAATTCCGCAACGCAGGGCACGTCACAGAGCATCCAGAACCCCGGTCAAGAGGGTTGGGGCACGGGTCAGTATGGACAAGCCTATTGGGGCGGTGCGGCGACCACGGGCGTTAGGATTCGCCCTGCGGCAGTAGCACGGGGCAACTACGTCCGGTGCCAGATACTGACTAGTGGCGCAGGGGAGTGGTTCCGATTGAACGGTTTGCAGATCGCGTCCGCGCTAGGTAGCGACGGACCACGGGAGAAATAACGATGGCACCAGGATGGGCACTACCCGCTGTCACGCTACTGGCGGGTCTCTTCTCGGCTAGAGGTAATGGCGGCGGATCGGAGTTCAGCGACGAGCAGAAGCGGCTCTACGGCACCCAGGCCGATATCGCCGATATGATGGCGGACCTGTATCAGAGTCGTATCGCCAACGAGGAACGCTACCTCGGCGGTGCGATGGACCGCGTATTCGGGTATGTGGACGACTCGCTGGGGCGTAACCCGGATCTGCTGTATGCGCCGGGAATTTTCGAGTTCATGCCCCGTGGTGCGCGAGGGCCGGAGGTGCCGCGACCCGCATGGGAACCGTATGTGCCGGGACAAACGACGGTGACACCTGACCCGCCGCCGCCCGAAGAATTTCCGCCATTCGAGCATCCAGCAATGGATCTTCCTGGGTTGACACCTGTTACTGAGGTAGTGCCGCCGGTTGATGTCGCGGCATTCCACCCATTGTTGAATCGAGTATTGGGCCCATTCCACCCATTGTTGAATCGCGGCGGTCCGCAAACATTGGAGGAGGCGTTAGACCTGGGCGAAGAGGAGGAATACGGGAGTTGGTTCGACCAATTCAAGGAAGAGTACGGCGACTTCTTTGATAATTTACCCGCACATTTGCGGACGGCTGAAGATACCGTGCGCGACGCGCTGGATGTGGATACGAAACCTACCGCCGAACAACGAGAAGCGTTCAACATGGGTGCAAACATTGGTCGCTATAACCCGGAGGATCTGTTCACTTGGGGTACCAGGGACGTTTCGTCGGAGACCTTTGCTCCACCGGGTGAATACGATCCAGGCATTACGCCTGTAAGTGTCGATTCAGTTACTGGCGAGGTAAAGGGACCAGTGGTGCCGCCGGGTGCCACACCCCTCGATCTGCCCGTAGAGGATTTCGTACGAGCGCATCAAGCACGAATCGCAGGGGCGTTGCCAATAACTGGCTTGATTCCCGGCGTACAGCCGATGCCCGGTGACAGGGTGCGTCGGCACGAGGAAGAGACCGCACAGCAGATAGAACGAGGCGAGTATTGGCCGGAAGTCGGTAAGGGTTCGGTGCCGATTCGACAGATCACCGCAACAGACTTGCTAACCTTGGAACGTGATCCCCGCGATTTTCAGTTTGAACTTGTCAACCAAGATGGGTCCAGCATATCGGCGGCAGAATATGAGGCATTCATTGCTGGCGAACCGATCCAACCGGTGTACGTCAAAGGCGTCCACACGGGTCGGGCAAAAGGCCCTGGTTGGGGTCCCGGCGACGTTGACTATAGCGAGATCCAATACCTGACTGCGGCACAACTCTCTGGTCTATTAGGTCCGGTGCCCGGTGGGGCTCTTAAACACGGTCCGGGGGGGCGCGAAGGAGGCGGAGAGGCCGAAGAAGTAGCAGAGGCTGAGA